GTTCGCTTCGCAAACTCTAGAGAGCCGGTGTTTGAAACTAAGCTTTTTGCTAAGCTAATCTCAACTCCGATTTCTCTCATTATTACTAGATACTTCTGTGCGACGGCGCGGTCAGCGATGACCACATCGTCTCCGAGTATAGCGTAATCCAGGAACCATCCTGAATGATGGTATACCTCATTTGCTGCGTACTGCACCAGAGCATGGTGTGTCAACGCCAAAAGCGCCCAACTCGATAACGCCCCCATTGGTTGTCCTACCGCATAAAATACGCGGTCGAACCCTAAGTTGTAACTTTTAGCTACCTTAGGTCAACCATATGGTTGTGAAGTCAAGAAAGACGCCCAAAGCGCGGACATTCGCTCTCCCAAAATGGGCACCAATAGCCTCACCTGCAACGCAAGTGGAAGTCTATCGGTAGCCGCTGACAAATCATACGATGCCACCCAGTGGCCCTCTTTTCGAAACCTCTTTATCAACCGCTCCACCGGAGCAGTTTGATTAAAAGTCCCGTCAGTCGGAACCATGCGTAGTCTATCGAAGATCCACTTATGCAAGGGTTGCATAAGCGTTTGGGTAACGATGTTCACCATGGCGAAGACTCTAATCTTGCCCGGTTCCTCTTTGAACCCAAGGCGGCCGAACCACAGAGGTTTTCCCCAATAGTATGTGATATACCAAGCAAGCAGAGTTGCCTGCTGGATCTCAGGACTCATGTCTACCGTCGGTAGACCCTGTTTCATCGCATACCAAAGAGGAGAAACATGTGGATCCTCTCCAAGAGGACGATTTTCGCACGTATAAGGAACTTCCTTATACCACTTTTGCTTCCACTCTTCGGTTCCAAACTCATGTTTAGTGAATTCTTCAAAGGCGAATCTCGCCTTAGCACCGATTAGCTTCCACAACGCTTTCATCCCCCAGATCAACTCTAGACCATCAACCTCCTTGAGCCACTCTAGCAGAGCGGTTCTTGAAGGAAGATGCGACCCAAATAGGGCCACATCCCACGGGATCGCCATTACTGCCGACCACCCTCCTGAATTAGGAGAGCTTTTCCGTATGAACGGTATCAAGCCCGGCCAAAGGTCCTTAGAGGCCTTAACCTTAAACGGATCTCCGGTAATCAGCCGGATTTTCTCGTAAAAGGTGGGAACCCAAAATTCCCAACGTGGTAAGAACATGGAAATGTCTTTCCCAGGATCCGTGATCGTACTCAACTTCAGGCGTCCTTTAAACTCGACCTCTCGATAGAGAGAGAAGAGAGACAACCAAAGTCGAATCGTACCCACATCGCCCTTCAAAAGAAGCTGACGATGCCTCACGTTGATTATTCTAGGCACTCCCCGGCGAGTTCTAGAAATATTCGCTCCTAGCGCCCAGGGTGAACGATCTTTCATC